CAAAGCCTTATTAATACTAACAGCCTGAGCCACAATACCAACAAGACTCGCAATACCAACAGCACGCAAAGCACCCTGCAACGTCTTACTCATACCACCCAAAAAACCACCATGACCACCACCAGCAGCAGCACTCACACCACCCTCAGGAATAATCTTAATAGCAACAATCTCATCAACCATTTTCACATAAACAACGCCAAAGGATTCTTCTTGACAACCTCCATATACACAGTCGAAAACAACTCAACAACATCCCAATCCATTTCATCCAAAACATCAGGAGTACACCTAAAAATCTTACACAACAAAGCCCTCTCAATAATCTCATTAGCACTCTTACTACGACTAGCACGACCCAAAACAGTAAATCTTATTTTTTTTTTAACTTATCAACACCATCAAAATTATTAAAAACCTGAATCTCCTTCAAAATAAACTCACCAGTCTGACTACTAATAACATCACTATCAACAACCTTCTCACGCTCAATAACATCCCTACAATTACTAAAAAAAGGAGCAGACTTCACACCAAAAATAAGCATCCACTTCATATACTTACCCAAATCCAAACTAGCACTCAAATTACCACCAGCAGCACTCATACTAGCAACAGTCGCCTTACTCCTCAACTTACTCAAACTACCAAAACCCAACTTCTTAATAACAACAACATCATCAGCACCCAAACCAGGCACACCACTCAACTCCTTAACATCACCCATACATATCAAACCCCCAATCAAAAAACACAAATCCACTAAGCAGTATTATCCTCCGTCAAACTCGTCAAAGCCTCAGCAGTACCAGACAAATCCTCACCAAGAATCTCATTCTGATTCTCCTTACCACCCAAATCATCAAACACAAAAGTATCAAACAAAATAGCAGCACTACGATTACCCTGAACAAAATTCAACTCAATACTAGCATACTCAGTCGGAACAGTAGTATCACCAGGAACAGCAGCACCAAGCACAGCAGTCAACAAATCATTATCCAAATACTTAACACTAAAACGAATCTTATAATCCCTACTCTTAGGCCTAGCATTCTGCGCAATACGACTACCCAAACCCCAAAGCATTTCATAATTATTCGTGATAGTAATCTCAACACTATCAATAATATTACCCAAAACACTACCATTCGGCAACTCAATACTACCACCACTAAAATTATAAACCTCATCAGTCGGCAAAGCAACACTACTCGTAACACTCGTATCAAAACTATGTTTAGCACCCATAATATCCAACGTAACAACAACAGGCTCCCCAACACTACACTTAATAGTCGCACTATTCACAACACAACCAGCCCAAATCTCATCCCTATCAGTACTAGACGCCCCAGGATTAACAATACTCCTAACAACAGTAATACTCGGAGGACTATCAGACTCAGTATAAGTATAAGGATCAGTACCAGCACGAGCACCAACAACATACTCAAAAAAGAACCAATTCAAAACCTCAAACTCAACACCCAAAGTATGCTCAGCCTTACCCGCAACAATCTTCTGAACATTACGCCCAGACGAATCACCAGCAAAACCCCTACTATAATGATTATTATTCGTTGTCCTAGGAGTAAAACTCCTCACAAGCCCAAAATGGGTATTCGCAGTCACAGCCGTACCAAAAGTACTCTCCTCACCATACAGCAAATAACTATCAACACCAGCAACACCTTCCGTATTCGCCATAACACATCACCTACTCATATCATTTATTCTAACCTTAATCTCCCTAAGCTCACGATACACATCCTCATGCATCTCCTTAAGAGTCTTAAGCATCTCTCTCAAAATAACATCACATTCCCCGTTCATTTCCACCACTCACAAAAAACAAAATGCCAAAAAGCATAAGCAACCATACCCAAACCCAACACACCAAACACATGAAAACGCTCAAAATACCACGAATGCCAACCAGTAACAAACATAAACAAACCAACACCAATATCAGTCAACCCAGCAAAAAAACTGGCCTTAATAATTCTCTTCTCAGCATTCATCTTCAATTCTTCTCATACTTAAAATAACTAACAAAATCAACATTCTGCTGGAAAATCCTATCCTTACCCAACTCCTTAGGAGACTTAAGCATAGGACCAACACCAACAGGCCTAACAACACCACTCAAATAATAAAAATCAGTCCAATTCTCAATAAACTTAGTCCTAACAGACATAATATAATCCCTAACACTCGAAGTCTTAGCATCATAAACAATAACACTGAAACTAATAGTATTCTTAATGACATTACCAAAACCACCACTCTCACTATCAACACTAACAAAATCAACAGTCATCCTAGGAAAACTACTAATACTAAGATTCGGTCGTGGAAAATCACTAAAAATCTTATCAGAACCATAATCATAACTAATACTATAACTCCCAGTCTGCGCACTAACCAAACTAATCTTACACTTAGTAGTACCACCATCATCAAAAGTATAATCCACATTATAATCAGTGCCAAAACTCAAAGAACTACCATCAACAGTAATACTGCGAATATTCCTAACATTATTCACATCAATCAAATGCGAAGTAGCAGAACTCCAACTACCAGCATCAGTATCAGTAATAACACCACGCTGAGACGTAGTAAAAACATCCTGATTTCTCAAAAACACAACAACCTCTTCAACCATTTCCGAAGGATCAATAACATCAGTCATCTCAAAAACCTATCAACATTCTTAACAATAATACTCTTCAACTTCGTCCTAATCGTATTACGAATAAAAGGCTGAGCCATAGTGCCAGGGTGCCTAACACTCCTAACAACAACAGACTCACCACCAACATCAAACCTCAAAGCCTTCTTCCTCCTCGGCTTAATAATATGCGGCGGAGTCCCGAACTCAACATACAAAGCATAATCAGGCATAGTAATCAACAAAACCATACCACGCCTAACAACACTTATCGAATTCTTCAAATAACCAGTATCCACAGGACACACACGCACAAGCTCATTACGCAAATCATTAGCAATACCCTCACGAACAAGCTTCCAAGCAACATCAAACTGACTCTTAGTCAGAGTAACCTCACGAACCATCATGATATTTTAAAACAAAAACCAACCGTATAAAAAGACGTATTACCCAAACGCCTCAACACAACATCATTAACCCTATAAGTCTCACCATCATAAGCAAGCTTATCATCCCTATTAATAGTAACATCATCCTTAACAAGCACAACAGCATCAGCACCACGCAACAAACCAACCTTATCCTGAACCCAAGAATCCTCCTTCCTAAAAAAAGCACCAGTAATATTAGAAGAACTACCATCAGTCAAAATCTCATCACCAGTAACATTATCAGTAGTCTTAGTAACAGGAGTCCTAGAAATAGTCTTACCAAAAACATCTATCATACTCTCAAAACCAACATTACTAAAATTAACACTAACCATTCTCAAGACCGCCTAGTCCACCCAAAAAAATTTTAAGTCCGCTTAGACTAACTACCAACACAAGCATAAACAATCAACTTCTTCTCAATATCAACCTTCTCCCTCATAAGAGTATCCCAAGTACCCTTAATATTAATATAAGCCTGACCAATAGTAAAACTACCCTCAGGAAGAGTATAAGTACTCGGAATATTATGCGTACCACCCATTTGCGCCTGCAAACTCTTAAGAGCAGCACACACCTCAACATACCTCCTAACCTCAAGAGGCAACGGAAACACACCAAACCAATAAGCAATCACATTCAACTGAGCCTTCTTACTCGTCCAAACACTAACCTCACTATCACCACTCAACACAAGCTTACCAAGCTTAGGATACTGATAAACAGTACTAACAGTCACACTCGTACCATTAACACTCACACTCTCCAACAAAACCAAAGGATACTTCGGCAAAAAAAAAGTATCCGTATCATCACCATCAAACAAACCATCACTAACACCAACATAAGGACTCTTACCAGTATGAATAATCCTATAAGTACTATCCGTACTAGGATTAGTCGTCCAATCAGTACTAACAGTCAAAGCCGTCGCATTATTATCACTAATCTTCCTCACCTGACCACTACCAGTACCACCATAAACCCAAACATAATCACCAATAAAATCATCATCAGTCCAACTCTTCCCACTATCAACAATAGTCGAATTAGTCGAACCAGTCGCAGTACCACTATCCTCCTCAGCCCAATAAGTCGTATTCGTAAAACGATCCACTTCCTCCTCAGCCTCCAAAATAAACTGAGTAACATTCGCATCACTAACCTCAGTATTAGTAATACCCGCAGTAGCCAACACTTGAGCAGTAGTACAATACACTCTCTAATCACCAACAGATTCTAAAACACTATCCGAAGCAGTCCCGACACTCGCAACATCATCACGAACATTCTTAGACTTCCTCTTCCCACGACCAACCTTAACATCCTCACGAATAACTCGCAAATAAGCAAAACCACGCTCATCAGTCAAAATCTCAAAAGGCTTATCTTCCATACATATCAATCCTCCAAACACTCCCACCAAAAAAAG